GCAGTCCGCCCGACGCGTGTTTTTCTGTTTCGTCTGGCGGCACATCTCGGAATGACGGTCAAGCGGTTGTGTCAGGAAATGGACAGCCGGGAGTTTGCTGAGTGGATTGCGATCCACCGGCACTTCCACCCACTTCCTGACACATGGCGGCAGACGGGCCTGGTGGCCAGTGCGACGCTCGCGCCGTACTGCCCGCGCGGCAGGACACCGAAGGTCGAGGACTTTGTTCCGATAGTGAAAGGCCCGCAGCACGAACTGCAGATTCAAGAGGCGTTGGAACAGCTGGCACGAGACTTGGCGGGTGAATAATGTCGACGGTAATCGGACTCGGCGTGCAGTTCTCGGCCAATGCCAACGGCATGACCAAGGGACTGTCGCAGGTCGACAGGCAGCTGCAGAACCTCGGCAAGCAAGCGGCGGCGGCGGCGTCGCTCTTTGACTCGTTCACATCCTCAAGCGGTGCAGCTGGTGCGGCCCAGCAGCAAGTCGCCACGGACATTGCCTTTCTCGGCAGTGCACTGAAGACCGGGCAGATTTCGGCCCAAGAGTACGCCGCTGAACTGCAGGCCGTTGTCGGCGGTGCTCAGACGGCGGCCGCTGCGTTTGCGGAGGGCGCGCGGATCACCGACCAGGTCGCCACAGCCGAGGAGCGGCGGACGGCCGAGCTCGAGCGGCTCGGGCAGCTGCTCGCACAAGGAGCCGTGAGCGAGCAGACATACAGCCGGGCCGTTGCCCAGACAACCGGGGCAACGCAGGCGGCGGCGGCGGCGATTGCGAAAGCGGAAAGCGACAGGGCCAAAGCTATTTCGGAAGGCGCAGCCGTTGCGGCGTCTGTGCAGACTCAGCAGGAAAAGCGTGAGGCCGAACTGGGGCGGCTCGCTGGCTTGCTGCAGCAGGGCGTCATCAGCGAAGAGACTTATTCGCGAGCCGTGTTTGTCACATCCGGTGCCCACCAGGCCGCGCAGGACGCCGAAGCCGCTCGCGCTCAGCTGCTTCAGGAAGGGCAAGCGATCTCGGCTCGGTATGCCACAGTGGAGGAGACTCGTGCGGCTACGATTGCCCGCCTTGACGCCTTGCTGGAGGCGGGAGCAGTCACGCAAGAAACGTATATGCGAGCGTCCATCGACGCTCTCGGCATCAACGAGCAGGCGGCGCAGTCTGAAGCCGAGCGCGCTCAAGCCACAGCACGCGCCGCTCAGATCACGCAGGCCAACCTGTCGCCGCAAGAGAAGTACGACCAAGTCGTGCAGGAGTTGAACGGCCACCTAAACGCTGGCCGCATTTCGCAGGACACATACAACTCCGCTCTGAACAAAGCCGCAGGCGAGTTCGCGAAAGCGACAATCGCCGCCAACAAATTCGACGACGCAACCGCCGCCGGTAGTGGTCGCGGCACGATGCAGTTCAACGAGCTTTCAGGCGTGCTGTCGGCGCTGCCCGGCCCGATCGGCAACGTGGCCGGTCGGCTGTCCGGTCTATCCTCAGCTGGCCAAGGTCTGGGCAAAGTTTTTAGCGGCGGTGCTGGGCTGTCTGGCGGCCTCGCCAATATTGGTGCCTCAGTGGCCGGGCTTGTGAATCCGTTCACCGTCGGCCTCGCTGCGGTTGCTGCGTTTGGTGCCGGTGCCAATGCAGTGGCCAGCGGACTGCTCGATCTGGAAGACCGCGTCGAGAAGCTCGGCAACACGGCGGACAAGCTGGGCGTCTCGTTTGAGTTCATCCAGACGCTTGAAGAGGCGGGCAACCGCTCGGGCGTTTCCATCGAATCGGTCAGCAGTGCTTTCGGCAAGCTGCAAAAGACGCTTGCCGGTGCAGACGAGGAAAGCAAGGCCGCGACGGCGGCTCTTGCCAAGCTGGGCATTGCGTTCACAGACCTGGAGAACCTCAGCCCAGAGGAGCAGATCCGCCTGATTGGCGAGCAACTCCAAGGCATCGACGATCCAGCGAAACGCACGGCCGCTGCCATGCAGATCTTTGGCAAGAGCGGCGCGGATTTGCTGCCGTTCTTCGCCAACCTCGGCCCGGCGGCGGATGACATTGAACGGCTTGGCGGCGCTATGTCTGAGATCGACCGAGGCCGCATCGACGATTTCGGTGCAGGCGTCGACGCACTGGGCGTTGCCAGTTCCCGGCTCAGTGAACTGCTACTGCTGCCGTTCGCTGGCCTGGGCGAAGGCATCTCACAAGGCTCGGCCGAGTTCCTGGGCGGCATCAACGCCATCATCGGCCCGATTGGCGACGTGCTGGAACCCATGCTATCTCGGCTGGGCACGACGTTTGAGATTGTTGGCGTGATTCTCGGCGGCATCGGCCGTTCTATTGGCGCGCTGTTGGCGCCGGTGGGCGATCTGGCGCAGGCGTGGGGCGGCTTGACGGGCGGTTTCGATGACGGGCTGGTGGACGTTGTCCGGTATTTCGTCGACGCGGAGGTGGCAGCGCGAGAGTGGCTGGCCTCATTCAGCCCGCTCAATGCAATCACGGACGGCATCGGTGGCCTCGGCGAAACCATTTCGCGTATCTCCAACATCATCGGCACCGCGCTCTCTCAGGTCGGCGGGTATATCGGAGAGACACTGGAATCGTGGGCCGAGTTCTTCGACTTGCAGTCGGCCATCGAACAGATCGGCGGCGTAATCTCGTCCGTGTTCGGCAGCGTCTCGTCGACATTCCAAAAGATCGCCACAGCCATCGGCGGCACGGTCGACCGTTTGCTCACGATTGCCGAGAACTTCCTGGGCATCACGGCAGAAGTTGACACGACCATCACGCCCGAACTCGACCTTACGCAGCCCAGCCTTGCCGCCGCACAGTTCGCCAAGGATATCGGCACGGCAGCGACGGCCGCCGCAGAGTTTGGAGAGGCCGGTTTTCAGGCGGCCCTCGCCTACCAAGAGTCTCTGGAGCAGATCGCCCAACTACAGGCCGACAACACGCTGACGGCCGAAGAAGCCAAGAAGATGGCCGAGCAGGAGAAGGCTGCGTTTGAGGCAGAAATAAAAACGCTTGGCAAAGCGGCTGAAGCGCAGGCGAAAGTGGCCGAGGCAGCACAGAAAGCCGCAGACGAAAAGATCGACGCCGCCGAGCGTGCCGCCGCTGCTGCCATCGCTGCGGACGAAAAAGCTGCCGACTCGTTTATGAACAAGCAAGGCATCAACGAAGAAGTCAAGGCTGCTGAAACACTGCTGGCCATTACGCGGCAGATCGAGGAAGTTCAGTTTGAAATAGCCAACCTGAGCGCGAAGCCCGACAAAGCCGCAGAAGAGTCGCTCGTGCGGCGACTGGCGTTACTTGACCAAGCACAGGCAGCGGCGCAAGAGGAGGTGGAGTTTGGCTTCACCACCCAAGACGCCGACAAGGCAATTAAAAAAGTCCGCGAGTCATTAGATGAGGTGATGACCTACGAGACAAGCTGGATTGCAGAAGGCGCGTACAACGACGCCAAGGAAGCGTTGGCGCAGCTAGAAGCCGATCTGCAAGCAAAGCTCATCGACCCCGAGCAGTTTGAAAAAGCAGCGGACGCAATCAAAGACGGTTTCGAAGAGGCGCTCAAAACCGCAGAGAAGATCCGCGACCTAGAGCTAAAGTACGCCGAGCGTGCTGCTGAGATCGAGGCTGACCGCCTAGATGCTCTGTCGCAGGTCTCGCAGCAGCCCGTGCAAGCGACCGACGTACGCACGAGCGAGGGCGTGAGCGAGTTCCTGCGGCTGGCGACCGGCCGCGAAGATCCGGCGATTGCCGAGTATCGGAAGCAGCTGTCGGAACTGCAGAAGATCAAGGCCGAGATCAACAAGCTCGGCGGCGTGGTCGATATCGTAGGAGCAGCGTAATGGCCGTCCTAACCTACCGCGAGGTAATCCCACGAACGTTCACGCACAAGTTTGGCGAGTCGCCGACGGCGGAGATCAAGTACCACTGCACGACGAACGGTGCAACGTCGACGCAGGAGGTGCTGGACTCAATCGGGATATTCCACGGTGCCAGCCATCCCGAGTATGGCTACCTTCTTTGCGTTCAGGGAGCGGTCAACGAACTCGACCCGTACCATGTCGAGGCCACGTATTCCTACGAGGTGCCAGCGATTGGCACCGAGGACAGCGACCCGAACCCGCTGGCCCGTGCGGACATTTGGTCGTTCTCGACAGGTGGTGCCGCCGTCCCTGCCCTGGCGTACTACGAGGGCAGCGGGAATGGAAACGTACTGCCGCTGATCAACTCGGCCTACGACTTCCTTGAGGGTGCGATGACCGAGGAGGCGGAATTGCGGGCGACGATCTCAGGAAACCGCGCCGTGTTTCCTATCGGTGTCGCTGCGAGCGTCACGAACGCAGTGAATTCCGACGGGTATCTGGGTGCAGCGCCGTACCAGTGGAAATGCCAGGGCATCAGCGGCCAGCAACAGGTCGAAGTGGTCAACGGAAACGAACTTAAGTTCTGGGCCGTGTCGGTAGAGCTGGCGTTCCGGCAGAGCGGCTGGCGGTTGATGCTCCCGAACGTGGGCTACAACTACATCGAGGGCAGCCAGAAGAAACGGGCCTACGTCCTCGACGCCGAAAGCGGCGAAAAACTGGCCTCGTCCAACCCGGTCGCGCTGAACTCCAACGGCTCGCTGAAAGGGTCGGGCGTCGCGCCGGACATCCTCTACCGGCGGGTTCACGCCGAGGTGGCTTTTGCGCCGTTGTTCGGAACGCCGCCTTTCTAAAAGCATTTCGACACACCGAGTAAGGTGACGTTATGGCAGATTTTCTTGCACTTCCGGGCACGCTC